TCAGGCCCTCGCTCTCCTACAACAAAAGCACCGCCAGCAGATACAGGACCACCTCTTGCTCTTTTGCCAAATAAACCAGAGAGAAAACCACCGCCACCACCCTTAGGCATTAAAGCCTTACCAATAGCACCAATAGCTTTATTTAAAGCAAGTTGAATAAGTTGTCTCTTAAGATTATCTAAAACACTTTTCATAGCATCACCAAAAGATTTAGCTCCCATGATTGCGTCAGTAAGATTATTTACTAAATCAGTTCTTACAGTTTCACCAATTTTTTTAAACTTATCCTTTAAAGTTTCTGCCGCCTCTGTAACCTTTTTAGTTTTGTTTGCTTGATCTTCTAACCCCTTATTAGCTGTAAGTATATCTGTTATTTTTTGTCTGTTTTGTTCGCCATGTTTTGCAACGGCATCATTTATTGCATGTTGTAGTTCTACCTCTTCCCTATTACCATTTATTGTTGCTTCAAGTAATTCTTTTTGCCTTTCTTGTTTTTTTAAAAAATCTTTAAAACTTTTTGTTTGTTCTTCTTGTACATTTTTTTCGGTTTTTTTAAGTTCAACAATTTTGTTTGCCGATTCTTCAATTAATTTATCAGATTCAATAGTTTTTAATCTGCCTTCTAATAACCTTAATTCTGCTTTTTCTTCTTCTAGCTTAGTAAATAAACGACTTTTTCCACGTTTGCCAGCTTTTTCTAATTGTTCCTCAACCTTTTTAACAGCTTCGGCTTGTCTTTCGATTGCTGCTGAAACTTCATCTTCTGCACCAGCATTTACTAAATCGTTAAATTTCTTTTTTTCTCCATTTAATTTAAAAAAGGCTGTTGTTAAAAGACCTACACCTGTAGCTATAGCAACAAATGGTATAGCATTTAGAGCAATAGTAGCAACACCACCAGCAGCTGCTACTTTCATCAAACCAGCACTAACAAGTGGTAATGCTATTGCAACGCCTTTTGCAGCAATAGCAAGCGTTGTAAATATACCAACCGTTTTACCAAGTGGTGAAGTAAAAAGATCATTGGCAGCTTTTATCAGGGCTGTTAAACCTTTCGTTGATGCAATTAAAGCTGGTTCTAATGTTTTCCCTAGCGTTTCTGAAAAATCTCTAAATGCTTCGCCTAATGAATCAACTTCACCAGCAAATCCTTCAGAAGCGGCTTGGGCAAGACCGTTATAACTTTCCTCGACAATACTTAAAATCATCGCATGGGCTTCAGCAATTTTATTTGTTTTCATTAACTCTTTAATTACTTCTGTTTGAGTTTTAGTAAAAGCAATACCTGATCTATTTAAATTGGATAAATTTCTTTCAGGGTCTTGCAAAGCTTTTGCTAATTGCATAAATGACGTATTGACATCAACTTGGTTTACTTGGGCAATATCTGCAGCAGCTTGAGCTACACGCTCATAAGCGTCAACTCCAATATTTCTAAAACTTGTTAATAAGTTAAATCCTCTTGTAAATTCTTCCTGATTAAATAAAGTTTGGTTTCCTAATCTGTCTGCTGCCTCTTGTAATTCATTCAAAGCAAGCGTGCCAGCACCTAAATTTTCTAAACCTTGTCTCAAAATTGTTATATCTCTTTCTCTAGCAGAAAAAGTTGCTATCGCATTACTTACAGTCGCAACAGCGGCACCTACAGAAATTAGTGGGCCTAAAGAAGCAGCTAAAGACGCTCCTAATCCTTTGGCTGCTGTGGAAGCTGTAGTTAATGAAGCGGTTGCACCTTTAGCCGAGTTTGATAAAGTTTTTGTAGCTGCGGAAGTTTTATTTAAAGAAGATATTGCATTTCTTGCTTCAACTCTTAAGGTAACTATACTTTCGGCCACTTAAGTAAAACAAAAATCTGTTAATTATATACTACCTGTTTTTTGCCATTTCATGCATTCTTTTTTCATGTTCACTTTTATTTTCGTAATAAGCCGCCCAATAAATTAACTCTTCTTGTGTTATTAATTCTCTTAATTCTTTAATTGTCTTACCTAATTCTGTTGCGAGAAAAAACTCAAAGTTTAACCAGTTATCTCGCTTTAGTCTTTTTTTGCTGTTTCAGTATCGACTTGTATATTAAACAAAAATAGCTCTATTTCATTTAGTACATTTTCAGGAAGCTCTCTTTGTAGGTTCGGTGCGTCAGCTATGCTAAAAGCTTTTGAACCATCTTCAAGTTCTGCCATTTGGCAAAGTAATTGAGTAGAAATAACAAGAGCTTCATCTGTACCGGTTGCGCTTTGAGCTTTTTGTCTGTCGTATCTAGTTAAAGGTTTAAAATATAAATCTACAATTTTTTCGCCTTTAGCATTTTTAAATTCATACTTTCTTCTTGTTGACATTTCATCACCATACGATGAGGTCAACAGGTCTATCGTTCTTTTAGGTGTCATAAAATATTTTAGATATTAACCTAATTTACTATATAGCAGAAGTTATGGTACCACTTGTTTGAAAACTGATGTTTATAATCTGTACTTCACCAAGAGTTGCACCATATTCTGCCGAAGTAATAATACCGGCAAAACTAATTTTTTTTGCTGAGGTTGCTGAATCAGGGAATAATTCAAATAATGCGTCAGCGTTGTCACCGGTAGTTAAAACATCATCAATAAATGTTGTATAACCCGCACCAGTTTCACTAGGGTTATATAGAAGTTCTGCTGAACCTTCACCAGATATCAAACCTCCAATATTTGTTTTAAAAGTATCGCCTTGTTTAGTGGTTTCCATAGTGTCTTTGGTAATAGACAAAGACCAAGACCTTGTTTGTCCAACGTCAGCTTCCGTACCGCCAGCATTTTCAAACATGATTTTGCCGACATCACCTTTAATAGCCATAACAAAAGAAAGTATTTATTTTATATTATCCTTTTTTAGGTTTTTTCACAATTTTTTTTTGAATTTGTAGGTTTTCCATATATCTTTTGCAACGACCGTCCCAATAAGCAGGGTCACGCCTACCTTTTACAGCTTCAATAGCATCTAGCATTTTTTCTGTAATTTCCATCTAAAGTTCCTCGTATATTTCAAAAGTAATTCTTATTTGTGTTTGAAACTTACCTTCCGGACTAGATGCCAAAACTTCTGGTCCTATAGGTGAATCAAAAATAACATTTGAAACTGTAAGGTTATTGTATAGGTCACGCAGTCTTTTGCCAATAACATAGTTTGCCCCTGCACCAATATTTTCTTCTGTAAAAATATTCAAAAGAATTAAACCAACAACACTGTTAACAGAATTTGCAGAACCACCCTGAGTTAAATATGCACCACTCCCAAAACTTGTTTGGCATTGGACAAAAGTATCTTCTGTAGTCGAATCAAAAGACATATTATTAAATACTACAGATATAGCAGGGTCTGATGCTAACTCTGTTGCGAGTCTGCCTTCTATAGTTGCTCGGACTGTATTTAAATCAGTTGCTGCCATTACATACCTCTAATAATTCTTTTTAACTCATTTGGAATATATTGTGTTGTAAGTTGTTTTGCTTGTAACTCTGGAAAGCCTTTTATTGTATTATTTTTTGGAGATGTTCTAAACTTACCACCCCAACTAGGTGGAAGTGAAGTTCCGTAAATGACTGGTTCAGCATATTCAACATTATTTATAATAGTTCCCTTAAATTTTCTTATATCAGTTTTCCAACCATTTCTTAAATTACCAGTATCTACAGGTGTAGCTTTTTTTGATAACTCTGTCCAACGTAATGTTGTTTTTTGTACCAACTCTTGTACCGCTTCTGCCATCAGATCATCTATCTGTTCTAATCTTATTTGTCTTACCATAGTTACCTCAAGACAAGTTCAAAAGTAATAGGAATATTATTTTGCTCGTTAATTAAAACTTGGATAATTTTAAACTCAACACTACTTATAACAACTCTATCTTTTGTGGTTGGTACAAACGTAATATCATTAGCAGAAATTGTAAGTAATTTATCTTGTGATTCTATAAGATCATTTACTTGATTTCTAGAAACATCACTTAATGAACCTTTTATAGTTGCATCTGATAAAGTCTCGGCAATAACACCCGTAGTAGTATTATATGTACCGGCGGTAACTCTTCTAATAGTAACGTCGCCACCTAATTTACCTAAAACTTTTGACGAAGCTTTTTTTAAGGAACTAGCGAGACCCATTAGACTAAATATGCGATTACGGTTCCGCTATCTAATTTAACGCTTGTAATAACTCCCTCTATAGCGGTATTACTTTTAAACTGCAAATCGGTAAGGTCGCCGGATATATTTTCCGCTACCAAAGTATTAATAACAGAATCTTGCAAAGCTTTTATACAACCAAAACGACCCGTATGGGCAGCCGTATCGTTAATAATCTTTGCGGCGGGATAGTAGCTCATAATTAACTCCTTTTAATAGCTATGTTACTTGGACCGCTAATTCTTAAACCGGTAAAATACCTTTCGAATAACGGCGGCACTCTATCGGCACCAACCGCACCGTAAAAATTAGGCTCTACGTCTAGATTACCAAGTTTTACTTTTTTGTAATCCTCTAGACCCGATAATCCTAACCCATCTCTATTGTTGTTTAAATAAACCGCTAATATAACTTGAGCTTTTTTAACTTGCTCAGGTATTTCATCTTCCGCAAAATAATCTGTAGAAATACGAAAAGGGAACCCAACCGAATAAGTATTTATATAAGTATCAGGTTTTCTTACCCCCTGACGAGGCCATTGTAG